TGCCACAACCTCAACACCGCGTAAACACTGGGTTTTCGAGCTATCAACGTATTTATACAAATTATTTTTCAAAGGGGTATTGTCATGTGGATTTGTGTTGATGTATGATTACTCATCGGTTCAAAAAATCGATGCCCTTTAAATGTTAACTACCTGGAGAGAATCATGATTGCAACAACTAAAGAACTTGAACTAATCACCAAATTGGCAACATCTTGCTATCAAGGTGACGACGAAAACCCAACAGGAATTCTTTGGGCCGAATGTGAAATTGAAAGCAAAGAAGAAGGCGGCGTGCTTTCAAGCTTAATCAAAAAAGGTTTAGCTGGCTTTCAAAAAAATCCTAAAGAAGACGGCGCAAACCGTGATTATGTTTGGCTTACAGATGCTGGTGTTGAGCTATACAAATCACCTTTGAATTTTTTAAAAGCATCTATTTAATTTTTAAGACTCTGGAGAGAATCATGACAACACACATCACCACCACCGCTTCTTCTGCTGACGAACTCGGCACATTGCTGGCGCAAATCGCCACACTCACAAAACAAGCTGACGCAATCAAGGACGCAATGAAAGACATTGCCAGCGCCACCACCGTCAAAGTGTTTGAAGGCGCGTTGTTTAAATCCACATACGTTGAAGCAGATCGTTCTGTCACCGATTGGAAAAAGCTGGCTAAAGACTTGGCCATTCCAACAGACAAGATTGCCGAGTACACCAGCACCACTGCTGTGTTCAGCATCAAAACCACCTCACGTTAATGAGCAACCCAATCAAATCAGAATTTTGGTACATCTTGCAGCGCGAAATCGCTGCGAGAAAAGCCAATAAAGCGTTGACTCAACATCAACAAAGTAGATTATAATTTCAACAGGCAACCACAAAAGGATACACATATGTCAGAATTTTCAGTACACAACGTTAAAAAGATTCACATCACAGAAGTGCGTGAACACGATACCTTTGTTACCCGGACGATTCACATCGAAGATGACAAAGGCGAAACACATGAAGTCACATTGTTTAGCAAACATGTTGACGACGAACAAGCTTTGCGGGTGTGGCTTTGAGCTACCTTGCAGAGATTGAACACCGAGTCGCGGGCATCCCATGCCTGATTGGTGTAATCAGTTACGAAACCGAGCCACAGACTTGGGACGATCCTGGTTGCACTGACATGGAATGGGAAATCCTAGACCGGCGTGGCCGCCCTGCACCGTGGCTGGAGCGCAAGGTAACCGCAAAAGAGGAGGCTTCTATCGAGGAAGCTATTTATCACGAAATGGAGAATTGATATGGCAATCGAAACTATTGAAATTAAAAGCCAAGAAGAATGGCTGCAACAGCGCGCAAAAGACGTGACCAGTACCGAGGTGTCTGCCCTTTACGGGTTGTCGCCTTACCTCACAGAGTTTGAGTTATTCCACAACAAGCGCGACCAGGTCGTTGTGCGTTTGGAACCTAACGAACGAATGAAGTGGGGCAACCGATTGGAAGCTGCCATCGCGCATGGCGCAGCAGAAGACCAGGGTTGGGACATCAGCAAGCTCAACGTGTACATGCGTGACATGGACGCCAGGATTGGATCAAGCTTTGACTTTCAGATCAACAGCAAAAGCGATGGCCCGGGCATCATGGAAATTAAAAACGTAGATGGCATGCAATACCGCCGTGCCTGGATCGATGACGGTGCTGGCAACATCGAAGCGCCGGAGCATATCGAGCTACAAATCCAACATCAAATGGAAATTTCAGGCTACGAATGGACGGCCCTGGTAGCACTTGTGGGTGGCAATGAGCAAAAGATAGTCCTCCGAAATCGCGACAGGGCAATCGGTTCTGACATTCGCCAGCGCGTGAAAGCGTTCTGGGAACAAGTACAGAATAACACAGCGCCATCACCGGACTACAGCGCGGACGCTGAATTCATCATTAAGCGCTTGCACAACGACGCCGACGCTAACCTGGTGGCCGAGTCTGATTCTGGCCTGGATGATTTGATTGAGCAATATGCCTACCTGACTCGCATGATCAAAGAGCAAGACGGCATCAAGGACGCAACCAAGGCGCAGATCTTGGAGCGTATTGGCAAAGCCAGCAAAGTAATCAGCCCTTTGGGCACGATCTCTTGTGGCCTCACCAAAGACTCGCTGGGCACCCTGGTTACACCAGACATGCTTGGCACATACATCGGCGCTCGTAAAGGGTTCCGCAATTTCCGATTCACACCAAAGAAAGAAGGTTGATATGAGCAACGAAATTACACCAATGGAAGCTATGCGCGGCACGCTGGTCAAGATGCAGCCAGAGTTTGCAGCAGCCCTGCCACCACAAATCCCGGTCGAGAAGTTTATTCGCACCACATTGACCGCTGTGCAGATGAACCCGGATCTACTCCAGGCCGACCGTCGCAGCCTGCTTGGCGCGTGCATGAAGGCAGCCCAGGACGGTTTGCTGCTTGATGGCCGCGAAGCTGCGCCCGTGATCTTCAATACCAAGGATGGCAAGAAAGTCCAGTACATGCCAATGGTTGGCGGCATTTTGAAAAAGATCCGCAACTCTGGTGAGTTGGCCAGCATCAGCGCCCAGGTTGTTTACGACAAGGACGATTTCAAATATGAGCTTGGCGACAATGAGTCAATCACGCACAAACCATTCCTGGGTGAAGACCGCGGCAACCAGATTGCTGTGTACGCTGTGGCCAAGACCAAGGACGGCGCGATTTATCGCGAAGTGATGAGCGTGGCCGATGTTGAAAAAGTTCGAGCATCTAGCAAGGCCGGCAAGTTTGGCCCCTGGGTTGAGTGGTGGGATGAGATGGCCAAAAAGACTGTGATCCGTCGCATGGCCAAACGCTTGCCGTCCAGCGCCGACGTTGATCAGGTCTTTGAATCGGACAATGAGGCATCAGGATTCGTCCAGGTTGAGCGCAAAGAGCCGATCAATATCACTCCCTCACCCGAGGAACAAAAAGCGCCTATAGCTCGTTTAAAGCGGTCTATTGCGGATCGCGCCAGCGAAGTCATAGAACCATCAACCGGTGAAATTATTGAGGAGAACGCTAATGTCCCAGCTACTGACGCCCAAGGAACTCTGTGATCGCTGGAAAATTGCCGACAACACCCTGCGAAAGTGGCGTGTTGCCAACACCGGCCCCACCTATATCAAGCTGGGCGAAGGCCGTAATTCAGAAGTCCGCTACCGCGTGGAAGACATCGAGTCCTTCGAGCGCAGCAACCGATTTGTAACCGAAAACTAGAAAGGAAGTCCCATGAAGAAATTACTTGCAGTAGTTTTGTTGGGGCTGCTCTCGGCATGCTCTTCAACAAGCGCGCCGCCGAAAGCAGTTGAGCAAGAGTTGGTCATCGATAAACATGTGCAGCCAATGACCAGGAATGAAGTCATTGTTGGTGTGCGTGAATGCGAAACCAATGGCCTGCGAGGTGTCATGCTATACGGCAAACGCAAGATCAATGGATACACAACCGAGGTTGTCATTGACGTTACTTGCGCGCCCAAGTGGTAAAAGAAAAGCCCCAGCTTTTAACGGCTGGGGCAAACCACGATGTTGGCAACCGCGTGGGAGACTTATAAGCTTTCAGTATATCAAGCGAACGGACGTGTGCCGGTCTTGTCAATAATCAGCTTTGACTTTTTAGGCACGTCGCCTTCGTGCGTAACCATAGCCACATGCGTCCAGCGATCAAATTCGCGAATGACTTGTTGATAGGGTAAGTCGCTGGCAATGATTGCCCGGGTCACTTCGTCTGGCGTCATGCCTGGCACACGGATGTCGGCAGCGCAGCCGCGACGGTGATCGCTGGTGTTCTTGGATCCAACCGCAGTATTCACAGCTTCAGAGCGAAACGCACTGTTAACCATAATTGGCTTGCCGCCCAATACTTTTTTAACTTCTTCCAAAAAGACAGCCAGGCGCAGCATATTTTCGTAGGCATTGACTGTGACTTCTTTGCCATCAATAACGCACTTCTCTGCTGTAGTTGGCGTGTTATCCAACTCGCGATGGTCTGTGTGGGTTAGCTCTTCAAGTGTGAAATTAGCTGTTAGTTGTGTCATCTTCTTCTCCGTCTTTTGCTGCGTCGTTAATTTTAATTGCAGCCAGCCAGCCAATAAAACCACCAATTACGGTTGAGTAAGCCGGAGCAATAATTGGAAAAATATCCTTGTTGTCAATCACACTGTTTGGCATAAACAAACCACCCAAAAGCGTGGTTGTCATGCACAACAAAATGAAAGCCAGGGTGTAGGTTATCACCGTGGCAAGGTGCAATATCTCTTTTTGAAAGCTGGTCATTTTTTAAGCATTCCTTTGATCTCTTCGGTCTTGTCCTTGGAGCCTTGACTTGATCCGAAATAGAAAGAAAGCACCTGGCCCGCAGCGCTTGTGATGAAACCTAAAGCAAAGATGATGATCTGCTGCTGATCTGTTGGCACGTTTTTAAACATCAACACGCCTATCAAAAGGAATGCCAGGCCAACTACACCCAGGGCAAGGATGGGCACAACCATTTTTTCAAGCTGGCTTGCGTTGGCAGATGTGGCCACAGCAGCATAAGCCTGGCGCGCAGAGTCGCGGTCGGCAGCATCAAGCTTGGCATATTCCAAGTCAAGCTCTTTAAGCTTCATGGCCATCTCTGGGTTACCGGTCAATGCCGCGGTCACGCCTTCGACTGTGGCATCAGGAATGCCCAGCTTGTCAGCGATCCAACCCACGGCCGCGCCGCCAGCCGGGCCTGCAACAGCAGTGGCCAGCATTGGTGCTGCGCTCTTGAGTAAACCTAATAGTGTGTCCATCATTTTTCCTTTACTTGTTCAAGTTCTTTTTTCAATCGCTTCAATTGCTTTATCTCGCCCCTTACTTCCGCTTGCATCCTTGCTGTGTCAACGTAGATCAGCAGCGACAAAGGCAAAG